CTCCGGTTGAATCATACATCTTTGTAGTGCGCTTCTGCCCTTTGGAATCGGCGCCAACAAAGGTTGCGTGGTTCGGGAAGAAATAGTCAGTTATCTCCTGCCAATGAGCTTCCCATGTACCACGATCTGCAACAAGTTTGGAGAACCTGTTACAGATATGATCAACAATTGGCTTGACTGGCATGTTACCGTCCAAGTAGTGAAGTTGTTGATTCGCCAGTAGGCGAAGTCAAAATTGTAGAGCGACGACCTTTGCGCCGAAGAGAAGAGAGGCGCTGTGCCTCTTCAGCACGGGCTGCATTGCGCTCACCACGCTCTTCTGCAATACGTGGGTCCTCTGGCTTTGGAGGATCAATACCGAGCAATTTTGCAATTGGCTTTCCCATTTTTACCTCAATTCAAGTATTTGTGAAACACGCTGCCAGCAGGCTCAAAACCGCTAGTCAGATACAATCCTGATACGACTTGGCTGCTAATGTTAGCAGAGTCGCCTGCTGCGACAAGCACAGCACCGTTTGCAACACCCCACTTTTCAAAGAGATTAATAAGCCTCCGGCCAATCAACCCTCCGCGGTGGTGTGGGTGCACATAAAGAATAATCTCGTTTGCAGATGGAGCAATTACCATTGGCATATTAGCCATGTGTCCCATCATGACGCCAACAATCTCATCATCATCACATGCAACCATTCCGAATTGCTCACCGACAATAAGGTTGAAAATTCCCTCGAAAAATCCATAGTCAGGATCATACTGACGATAGAAGTCGGATTCCTGGTGCATAATCAGAAGCAGGCGCATGATGGCACCTTTGTCTTCTTCTTTCATATCACGATAATGGATCATAATCATTCAACGCCATAGTTTGTGAATTATCTGCAGAATTTGCAGAGATAAGCTTGATGCCTTCCCCAAGGCCAAGACAGAGGTACTGCAGAGCTTCTGCTACATGCGAGTACATATTCTTGTCTGGCTTCTCCGCGTAACGCTCGCCACCTGAAACGTTCATCTGCTTGTATTTGTAACCGCCTGCAAGTGCTTTGCGTAGCATCCTGCATTTTGGCGAGATAACAAGGGCTGGTCTGCCCAAAATTGTCATTGTGGTAAGAAGCTTGGCAACCGCCTCACGACGCAGTATAAAGTCGTTGCTGGGGGCAGGCAACAACGGAACACCGGCTTTACGCATTACCAAGAAAGGCGTGGTCTCATCGGTTTGAGCCCTGATATCACCCGATGGATCGCCCCACCCAGTCACAGGAAGTGATTCGTAATGGGTCTTGTTAAGCCTGTTGATCTTATCTGCAAACCTGACAGCACCCATATCTTCAGTTACAACTTCATCAAGGCATTGTATTTGCCCGTCAAGAGGAGATTCCTGTGCAATAACAAAAGCAGGAGTCAAACCAAAGTCTGCTCCACCGAGCAACTTCGTCGTCGATTCATGGAGGCCGAGGTCGTGGACACAATGTAGTTGATCATTGTATTCTGGGAATATAACTTTGCCATCTTGTACAAAGCCGTATTTTCCATGGACATACACGTTGATCCACTCTTGATCTTTGCCAGAACTGAGGCGCTCGTAGTATTTGTCAGGGAGGTTATCCCTGTTTTCCGCGTTGGATGAGGTTCCTGATGGCTGATGAAAGATTTGCCAGTCCTCAGGGAGACTTTCTTCAAAAGTACGGTACCACCAATGATCTTCATCTGGCGGGTTTGTATCACCGATAACTCCATACCAGCTTGGGCCGCCATAGCGTTTGCTTGGATACCTGCCAACACGACCGATAAGCATATCAAGTATTGGCTTCGGAATTTCCCTTGCTTCATTGAGCCATCCGCCTGTGAGTTCTAGTGATAGAAGTTTCTTGATATCATCAGGGCGGTCTAGCGCGCGAAACAGGACTTCAAGATGCACAATGGTATCATCCTGTTGGGTGAAAACCCAAGTGAACTTCATGTCCTGCGCGCGCCAGACTCCGAGATGTTTTGGGAACCAATCAAACCACGTTTGCATCGTGGTATCAACCAGCTCCCGATAGGTATTGCGAATAATGACCCAGCGCGATCTACGCACCTGTTTGCCCTTGTATTGGCCATCTTCGTCAACGAACAGTTCTTGTTGGCAGGCTTTCCGGAATACTTCCCAGCAGCACGCCACAGATTTACCCGATCCGATAGGACCCACTACTCCGCGGACAAAGCTATCATCCTTATGGAACTTTGCCAGGGTAGGAGCCGCATTGTATTGGACATTGGCCATTAATCACCAAGGTTGACGGTAAACGTACCGCCTTCTGTAGATGAGTATTCCGCGTCTGCGGGCCAGTCATCTGCAAATCTTCGCATGTAATCAATGCATAGCTTCTCGCCACCTTTGCTGCCCATGTGATTGAACATGTTATCCATGACCTTCTTTTTAGCGAGCGCCCTCCCGCGTAGGAGTGCTGCATCAATCTGCTTCTTCTCATCCTCATCAAACTCTTTAATGTCCACACCCAATATGGCGAAGACTTCATCATCGGATAAGCCTGGTGCAGTTCCTTCCAGATCAGTCAGCAAATTCTCAAATGCGATTGACTGGGTAGTTTGTGGGGTATCAGTAAACATATCTTGACTATACGCCATGATGAGAGGGGAGTCTAATAAAAAGAATTTATAGGGTATAAAAATATTTTATGTGTCGAAAATATGAAAAAATTGCGTCAGGTTGACAATACGTATAGTGTCCGGGGCCTATTTCCCTCCCACCCCCTACGCGGGCGGAAAAGGAACCCACCCACCCACTTGCACTAGGCTCCCGCGTACGTGCGCGCACACGCGATTGTTACTACACGCGCGCGATTGTTACACGCGATTACCTATCAACGCGGGTCGGCCTCGATCGACCGATCTACCGCTTATCTGGAAAACGCTACCGTTTATCCCAAATCCGCTAGACTTCCCGGCGATCTGGGCGTACAGTTCGCTCATCCCAACCCATCCGGGTTGGGGCAACCAGAAAGCCTACGGGCAGGAGTCTATCATGACTAACAAAGCTAACAATGTAGCCGCTATCGTCGACCACATCCAGAAACTGGCCGCCGACGGGAACAACGTCAAGCGCATCCGCGGATGGTTAATGTTCGAGCACGGTATCGAGGGGAAAGACGCGACTAAGTACATCGAGAAGGCCGGTATTAGCGGCTCGGTCTCTAGCGGATTCGCCGCCGGATTCTACGCCGAACTCACCGAGAAGCCGATGAGCGATAAGCGGTTCGAGGAGATTATCACCGGCGGGTCGAGTAACGTCCAGAAGCACAAGAGCCACTACAACGCGATCCGCGAGATGGCTAACGCGATCCACGCCTCGAAGTAACCGACTAACCCAGGGCCACGGACGGCCCCATCCTTACAGGAGAACCCACATGACCCATAAATACCACATCGGTGAAGAAGTCACCATACCCGCTGACGAAGTGCTTGGCACAGAACCTTTCACAGCCACTATCATAGGTCTTGAGACCTATGGATACTATGTTGTAGATGATGATGGTTTCACGGGCCCAGTCAGTTTCGATCTGAGCATCTTACAAGAGAATTGCTAAGGAGAATAGCCATGAATACATTACGTGAACACACAGAAGGATACCTGGAGCTGCATGGCTGGCAGCAGAAACCATGCAGGTCAGGCAGGTATCACCAATGGGAGCACCCGACTATCAAGGCCAAGATATTCCTTGGCAGCAAGGGCGCGATCCGATATGGCAACAACGCCTCAACCAGCAGGGCAATAACAGAATCAATGTTCGTGCATCTTGTTAAGTTGAGCGCGGAACGCTCGAAAGTATAACAAATATCACCCACTCAGGGCAGGCTTCGGTCTGCCCTTTTTTTTGGCTCTCCGCGTGGTGCTGGAGGATATCGGCGCTGGTTTTCCTATTTTTCCCCCAAATTCCCCCTGCTTTTCCTACTATTCTACCCCCTAATAAACCTAATAAAATCAATAACTTATAGTATAATTCGGGTATATAGGGGGGCTGCCCGCGCGCCCACTCTCGCCCCCTCCAGGGTTTTCCCCCTATCGCCTTTTTTCAACCTAAGTCCTTGATTTATAACAAAAAAGTGGGGGAAAACAAGGGGGAAAAAGGGGAAAATTAGGGGGAAAGTCCCCTCTCGATTCCCCCTATCTCTATTAGCGGGTGCTAATATGCCTATCACACTAGGCCCTCACAGAGCACCATCCTCAATCAACTGCTCCACATACTCAATAGGTATCACAGGACCACCCTCGCGGAGATATACAATCACTGAGCCTTTTGGCACAACACTCCCTCTGAATATATACAGCTGATCAACTAAAGAGTCATCCTCCCATATTCCACACTGAGTCATAGCATCTTGTAGAGCCTTCATGTGATTGTCTAGATCACGCTTTCTCTTATCAGGAGGGAATAGGTAGACTGTCATAGCAAGTGGCACACCCAAACGCGGAGGGCCGCCTGGGGATTGTTCGTGCGCACTTTCGGATATACTTTCCCGATACAGTCTGCCTTTCTTACTTATGAACACTCCATTACGTGTATGTGAATAATAGCTATTCATAGTAGGTGGCCAAGGGAAATAATAAACAATATCTTTCATATCACTCACAGTATCAACTCCATTTCTTTTACAAACATATCAGTAATTCTAACATATGACTTCTGGGCATCACGCATACGCTTATCCTTCTTATCAGAAGCATGCCAACGCAGATACCCATTGTCTACCATATAACTCAAACACTTATCCAAACCAGATTGTGGCTTAGACCTGAACTTACTATCATCATTGATATCATTCAACAACTTATTCTTCCGCAAGATATTGCGCAGCACACTTACACTAACAATTCCCTTCTTGCGCATCAGGTAATCCATCTGTTGCTTCTTGTCCTTATAATGATTGTTAAGCACCTTTAGTATAACAGGGCCAACAACACTAACAGCAAGGCTATCCATATCATCATTGAAGCCACTCCCTTTAAAGAAGTTCTCAATACCTGACATTTCAAACTTGACCATATCCTTGGCCCATTCCCATTCCTCCTTTCTTATGATAGCATCCTCGTGATTCATAACAGAAGCCAGCGCAGCAAACTTCAATGCCTTCAATAGGCATCGACTAGCCATGATTGACTTCATGCTATCATTATCCCGATATTCATTCTCGAGATCAGTGTAGTATTTACTCAGATTGTGAACATCCTGCTGAATGTCATCGTCAGGTATCATGTTCCACGCGGAAGGATCATTGCTACTTTGAGTTGCGCTACACTTCCTGATTAGCTCCTTGAGCTTCTTCTTTATGTCCTCATCAATTGAAGTCTTAACAGCAAAGTTCATATATGGCTTATCACCTATGATCCTATATATGCTCTGACGAGGCAGGTGACCATTCTCTAATGCACCGCTATTCTTAAATGCCTGTAATAATGTCTCAGGCGTAGCCTCATTAACAATAGTAAGACATGGAGCCTGCAGACTTTCAATGCTGTCCTCTCCTTTACTATATACCTCTTCCATGCTAAACTGTTTTGAACCGCTACAGCTATATAGTTGAAGCAGAACCCTAGTCAATCCATCCTGATCTCCTGCTTTACTCCTAAGCAGCAATCCAGCCTCAGTGAATACACTCACTCTACATCGAGCATTCTTAAGTGCAGCAAACACACTCTTAGGTCCTGTAAATCTTCCTGGGCCAACAAATGAACTAGAGCTACCAGTATCATTCAGACTATTGATAGTTCCACAAACAAACTCTCTGATTGCATCCTTACCCATACCAGTCTGCATGATCAAAGTCAAATATACATTCAAGCCTGTTCCGCTGATGTTGAACTTCCTGCCTGATATACCTGCAACCACTCCGAGAGCACTAACGATAGCCACTTCTTTATACTGATACCTCTGCATGTCATATGCATTCCTAGCAAGCCTACCAAGCATCCCTGGAGGCCAAGGCATCTCATTCCTTACATAGTCATCTGAATCATTATACTCAGGGATAGCAATAGAATCCTCTGAATCATCATCAGAATCGTCAACCAATCTCTTGGCGCCCTCAACACTCCGTGGAATGTCGTCATAGTAATCCCTCCAACGCTCATCCTGACGATCCTGAGGAATAGCCATCATAAGGCCACGGATAGTATTGATGACCATCTTAGCTGATACGCCATCTGATATCTGCATGAATGCATATTTGTTTATAGCATCATGAAGGCCCTCCTTGCCAGTTATGATTACATTGATTATGTCCTCGATGTCCTCGCCCTCCTCAGAGCCAGACTTGACGACGCCTCCTTTGCCTTCATCTGCATCCTTGGACAGCTGTAGCCAGAGCTTAATCAACTCAAGAGGCAGATCAGGAATATCCTCTACATCCTTGCCTTCCCATTTCTTATCACATGTGTAATAAGTATTATCCCACTCATCAAACCCTCTCCCGCGGAAGTGATATTGGGAGCCAGGCCACGCATCTTGATGGCCACCAGACCTAAATTCAATAAATTGTTTCCCTGTCTTATCATCCTTGACAGCGAGCTTTGGCAGCTCTATATTCTCAGGTATCCTGAATATGACCTTCCCTGTTTTATCATTCGGTGAATATACCTGATACCCTTTCTTCAGAATGTTTTTAATATTTATGTCAAAAGATTTGAACCACTCAGTAGCGATGTTAATTTCGTCAACATCCAAACAGCAAGTGCCGCTAATACCATGTACCAAACCAACTCCAGTGCAGCCAGAGTGATTACGAGCTTCTTCATATGTTAATTTCCTCTCTTGCCAATTTTTAAGATATGCATTCTTGCCCTTCAAGGGCGTAAAATAAAGTTCAGCCATATTATTCCCATATTGCCATAGTTGTTATACCAGATTTAACTGAACCGCCTATTATCCTATATAATAGGGTTGCCAGTCTAATAAAATTTTTCTATACGGGTATAAAAAGATTTAATTAGACGCCTACACCTATCCTCTTATATAATAGGTGAGCGTTAGGGAATCCGCCCTAACACATACCAGAACCACATAGGTGATAATATGAAAATCCGAAATGAGTTCCACGTTGTGGATCATCCCAGTGACCAATTCCAAGATCGCTACGCGGTTAAGATGACGGCTGTTGCTACCTTCTTTAATAAAGAGCTTCATCAGAAACAGGAAGTGCGTACGCATGCCTGGCTCTATGGCGGTAATGCTCAAACCCTTATCTCTGAGGATGCGGCGAAGCACTACTACATGCAAACTGCCTTTAAGACAAAGAGACTCGCCAAGGCTGCCGCCAAGGCTGCCGAAGTAGATTTCAAAAATTCCCTGGAGGCAATGCAATGAAAGACTTCTCTGAAATCGAAGAAAAGCTTGAAGAGCATCGACTGCTCGCTATTCAGCTGAAGGCCATTAAAGAGAAAGAGGCGGCTATGCGCCGTGAGCTCTGTGATATTCTCTTGAAGGGGAAAAAGGTTGGAACCCACAACTTCAATATTGCCGGCATGAAGGTAAAGGCTGTCAAGTCTGTGAGCTATCGTTTAGATAAGGATATTGACTTCAGCGCTCTGAGTGAAGATGAACGCGATCTGATTCGCCTCAAGCCTGAATTGAAGCTGGCTGACTATAAGGGTGCAACTTTTGATACGAGCAGACTGGATGATCACATTGTGGTTGCTCCTTCTATGCCGACTCTTACTATTGAACTCGCACCTGAGGTCTGATTGTAACCCATAGCCAAACACTGGCTTGATAGAGGGGTGTCAGTTCCCACTGCCCCCTCTATCCCTTTTGGCTATCAGATGCAATTCGGCATCAAACAAAAGAGGAAACTCAAATGAAAACTTATATGATTACAAGTAATGATGGAAGGTTCATCACCCAGTTCCACAACATTGGAATTGCCAGGAAGTTTATCCATGGCACCAATTACTGCATCACTTTTAATCAGGATGCTATTAAGGCAGAAGGCCTGACCCCTCACTCTGATGCACCGGCTGACAAGGATGATATTATCACAAAGCCCGACACCAACGCGGATCGCGTCTGGTATGCTGAGTACTCCATGCGCCGTGCTGAAGGCTGTAATCACAATACCGCGTGCAAGCGTGCTGATGAAGCTGTGGAGGCAATGTCATGATTGAATTCATCGTAAAAAATCAGCACATGGAACCACAGATCAAAAATCTGCTTGCTGTAATTACTGACATTGATGTTGTTAATTACTGCAAGGAATATGTTTCAGAGATGGTAAAGCAAGTTCCTCATCAAAATGATGAGGCAACTATTGAATTTATGCCAACGTTATATAACGAAAGCATTATGGTAACGTGCGCGTTGGATGTAGATCACGAATGGATAACTCAACAGAAAGGGGCATCTGTATCTATGAATCGTTACGATCATGTAATTGAAGACAAGCTTGTCCTCAAAGGTGTGTATGTAAGAATTCAACTGCGCATGTCTTGTCCTGTCCCTGATGAGGACTTGCTTCTTTACAGAAGCCTTGGCAAAATTAAGAAGCATACCTATTCAAATTCATACGAATCGCTAACGTGCGATATTTAGGAGGCAATAAAATGACACCCAAAGAAATATATTTCATCCAACAAGTTGGCTTTCAGATAAGTGACAACAGCGAGCTTCTGAACAAGAATCATTTCAATGTTGTGAATTGTCTTCAGAATGACAGCTCGTCCAAGAAGCTCAGCAAGAATGAAGTGGACTGCCTGGAGCGTTGTGTCGAAGAGCTGAAAGTCGATCGGTGGTATCTCCTGTGAGAAACAAAATCGAAGTAAAGTCAACTCGTGACATAAGACCAGACTCTATGAAGTTTGTAGTATATGGATTTTCAGGAGTTGGCAAAACAAGGCTAGGAGCAACAGCACCCAATCCCTTCTTCATCTCCGCGGAGAGGGGATTGCTGTCCATTGCAGATCGTGATATACCTTACTGCGAAGTGAGGAATGTTGATGAGATGCAAGCAGCATATGAATATTCCAAGACGTGTGACAATGATACTATTGTTTTGGATTCTCTTTCTGAAATTGCTACATCTGTATTAAGCAATATTCTCAAAGGCAAGTCAAAATCAGGTAACAAAATACACGGTGAGGCTGCATATGGAGCGTTGCTTGAGGCCATGGGTCCGTTCATCAGAAATTTCAGAGACATACCAAATAAGCACGTAGTGTTTCTGGTCAAGATGAAAAGGATTGATGATGATCAAGGCCAGATTGTAAAATATGAGCCTTACATTCCTGGGAAAGCACTACCATTCGATTTGCCTTATCTAGTTGATGAGACATTCTGTATGCAACTTGACAGGAAGGGTGAAAGATTTCTTCAGACACAAGCTGATAGATACCGTGATTGTAAGGATCGCAGTGGAGTCCTGGATGAAAAAGAGCAGCCTGATCTTACTGCTATAATAAATAAGATCAACAGTAAACTTAACCAAACTACGGAGTAACATTATGGCGCAACTACCAAGCGTATTCAACACAAGCGATCATGAAGAGATGGGCGAATTCACTCCTGTCCCTGAATTCATTTACGAGGCTGAGATTGCCAAATCAGAGCTGAAAACAACCAGGGACAAGACCGGCCAATACTTGTCGCTCCAGTTCAAGATTCTGGATGAAGATTCTGACGATCACAAAGTTAATGGTCGTTACATTTTCAAGAATCTGAACCTTGTGAACAAGAACCAGCAAGCTGTTGATATTGCAAAACGCGAACTCAAATCCATTTGCGTTGCCTGCGGTATTGATGGTGAGCTTGATGACTCGGTTGATCTTCACAACATCCCGATGTACATTCGTGTTGCTGTAAAAGAGGCAACTGCAGAATGGCCTGCCGGAAATGATATCAAGAAGTATTATGCTATTGATTCCGACAATGTCCCTGAAGACCAGCTATTCAGCGAGGCATCATAGTGGATACTGCAATATATATCGGAGGTGCAAATCCAGACTCGTCTGATTCCCTTGCTAAAGGCATTGTGCAAATTATGGAATCAGGTCGTAAGAATGGATTTGACAACAAGACTGTTCAAATGGCAATTGGAGTTTTTGGCAAAGGTGTAAAAGCACCTAGCAATATGAATATCTCTGATTGCAGATTCGACGGCGGTCCTCGCTACAACATCGATCCTGAAAAAGATTGATATAACAGAGTGCATTCTTTGAGTGCACTCGATTATATCATAGGAGAAGAACATGGCAAAGATACCGAAGCACAACCTTCTGCAAGACCTGTTTGAAGCAGGCTTGGTAGATAATGAGAACAGACCATATCTTGGATATTCTGAAATTGGAGGTACGTGTTTGCGTCAGCTTTATTACAAATTCAGATGGGCATACTCAGAACAAATAGACAGGAGGGTGATGCGCATCTTCACCCGCGGAGATATTGAGGAACCGCGGATTGAGGCTGAGTTTAAGCGTCTTGGATTTAAGTTCTATGGACAACAAAAACAGGTTGTTGGATTGGCCGGGCATATAAAAGGGCACATTGATGGAATTGTTAAAGGCCTGCCATCTGAATTGCTTGATTACGAGTCTGAAGAAGTTCTTGTTGAGATCAAGACGATGAACAGCAAGAGGTTCATACACTATTCAAGAGTTGGACTTTTAAAATCTGATCCAAAGTATTATTATCAGATCAATTCTTATATGGGCAGACTTCACCTCAAGAAATGTTTGTTCATTGTTCACAACAAGGACAATGAGGAGCGCTCATACAAGATTCTGCATTTTGATCAAAGTGCATTTGATGAGGTCAAAGAAAGAGAAGACAGAATAATATTTGCGCCAAGAATTCCAGATCGCATTGGAGATGCTATTTGGTTTGAATGTAAGTTCTGTAGTGCAAAAGAAATATGCCATAAGGGGAAGCCAATCAATAAAAATTGCCGTACTTGTAATCACGTTGTCATATCAGATAATGGGAAATGGGAATGTGGACATGATTGCTGGCATGAGATTGCAAAAGAATTAGCATATGAAAATTATTCCAATGTCCTATCTTTAGATCATCAAAGAAAAGGTTGCTCTTATTGGGAGCTTGATGATTATTTTAAAGAGTGAATATTATGAACATGAAATATGGCAAAGAATTAGATAGCGGCAATCGCGCATACGAAGCCACAGACGTAGGTTTGAGCAATGAATTTATGATTGGACAGAGAGTAATTTTAACCGGGAAAGGTGGAGTGAAAGAGATTGGTACGGTAGTCCCTTCAGAAACAGGAATTACCCACGGGGTTTGGGTAATGTCGCCCACCAAAGGTTATGCTTCAGACTACGCGAAGCATAATGTTAAACCTCTACCAAACGGACAGCTTTAATATGGAAATTATTTGTAAATGCTGTGAACAACCGTGGGACGGATTTTGTTATGAGTGCTCGAAGTCGCTCAAATCACCTTCTGAGCCGGATTATAGTCATTTAATTAAGCGGCTTA